TTTCGTCGCACAATCACCGACGGGTAATGGCAGACGCCGAGATCCATAGTTCCAGCTGAGTCAACGTATACGTTGTTTACATCTGCGGTGCCCCCTGCGGTTCCGAAACCAACGCGGAAAGCCTGCGCTGAAGTTTGAGCGGTATTGGTAACTTTGAGAATGACACGCCGCATCGGATCAACGCCACTCGGGAGAGCTGGTAGCGCTGTCCACGCGCCGTCAAGGCCATTGATAGCTGTTGGTGTGTGAAAGATACAAGCCATAGGAACCCTCAATTAAGAGTGCGAATAAGGTAACCGGAGCACACGTGTACAGGCGTTCCAGTGTGCGTGATTTCAAGCGAGTAGTGCCATACGCTTTCGCTAGTGCTAACAATGTTGAGCGCTGAGTTGATGGCAACAAGGTTAAGTACGATTTGACCGCTGGTGCCTGGCGTGATCCCGCTTGCTTGCGTAATCGTTACGTCTGCTGCTGCCGTCGGCGCAAGCCCGTTGCGCCAAATACGCATCGTTGCACCATTACCAGTCAAATTGTGGTTGGTGGTGCTGACTGTGTAGGTGCCGAGCGTTCCCGTAAACGTTTCCGGCGTTCCAGGCGCAAGAGCGGAATAAATGATGTTCTCTGTTCTCATGTGCAAGCCCCGTCGATTGCTTGAGTGTTGACGATCAGCCAACGCAACGTGCCGTTAAGTTGCCGCATCGGCGTCAACAGAACGTAGGTTCCGATTGCGATTGGTTGCGGCACGTAAGAGCCTGGAAGCCCGCCAGCTCCAACGCCGTATGAATAGAAGGGGTGACCGCTTCGGTTACTCAATTCGCTGACGCTTAAAGCAGTTGCCTGCAAACCGCCCGTCTTGACGGTCACGCCTGTTGGCGTTGCGTTGTTCAAGATTGCTTCTGACCAAGAGTAAGTCCAGCGGTAGTACGTGGCATCAAGCACCGCATAGTTGGTGATGACACCGAGAACAAACGTGCGCTGTTCATACGACGGACGAAACCGCGAAACGCGGTCAACGTCGCTTTGGTTGCGTTGCAGATTGAGTGAATCGTTGCGGTTCATGGCGAGCAGGGCCACCATCCGTTTTCAGCGTACGTTTGCAAAGCAGTATCGCCTGCGTAGATGTTGTTGAAATCCGTGGCAGTGCGCGGCAGGCGAATCCACTTCACTTCGGACAGTTGCCCGCCGGTTGTCATCTTCGGCCTGCCGTCGGCGTCAATTGTTGCCACCTGCGAGAAGTGAAAGAACTTGTCGTACAAGAACTCAAAGATGACCTCGTAGAACTCGCTGCCTTGTTCTTTCTCAATGTTGACGCCTTCGCAGATGAGCGAGTAGGCAGGAAACCCACAGAACGCAGCGTTGTTCGTAGTGTTGCTGTAGTTCGTAAGCGACGTCGCTGCTGTAGTCACTGGCACCACAGACGCGTCTTGCGTTGCACGAAGGCGAATGCGCACTTGGCCGATTTGCACAGACTCAAAGCCGTCAGCACCAGTCACAGACGTGCCGCCGATATCGCCTGTTGTGTTGGCTGACGTAGTCAGTGGATTCGTAGTCCAATTGATGCGGTGCAACTTCAAGTTGCGTGACGCCGTCACAAACGAGAACTGCGCCGGCAGCATCGTGATTGCCGATTCGGTCGAACATGGCGAGATGATGTACTTAGTGCGGAAACTGATTGATGCTTGCACGGCTTTGCCGTTTTCAAGCTGTTGCACCTGAATGCTGCGAGCTCGGCAGAATTGCTGCCAGGAACTACCAACTCCGTATTCGTCAAAGTCAATGATTGGCAAAGCGCCATCGGTAATCATCGCTTCGTACTCGGTAACGGGATTAAGTGCCGCGCCGTTAATCCTCGTGATGATGCGCACAAGATTGATTTCGCTCTCGCCACCAAGCGCAACGGCTCGTTGATCAAGAACTCGGTCAGTCCATTGGTAAACGCTTCCGGTTCCGCTCATGATGTCACCTGAACAAGTTTGGTTAGCAATGCACTGTTCTGAATCATCCACGCACCAATTGCGTCAGCCATTCCACCGCGGCCTTCGGCCATGTCAATGCGCGATTGTTCGTTCATGCGTTGCTTGATTTGAAAAGCGCCTGCTTCGTTTGCAACGCTTAACGCCATTTCGTTTCGGATTTGCTCAAGGGATTTGCCGCTTAGGAAAGCGCCGATGCCAGCGCCTGCGATTGATGCGCCCTCGCCCATCTGCTGAGCCCACGCGACTGCACCGCCTGCGCGGCCTGTCTGCGCATCGGCACTTGCGGCAATGAGCGATTTAAGAAAGCCACCACGCTCCGCTTCCTTGGCTTGTTTCTCCAAGATTGCAAGCCGTTCAAGAATCACGCTGTTTGCTGCAATAGTTTGCTCGCCTGTCTCTTTGAACTTAACAAGCGCATCCCCTGCGCCTTTCGACGCAGTTGCAAGCGCGTCCATAATTTTATTCGCTGCAATTAGCGGAGAAAGCGCACCAGCGACGGCAATGCCTGCGGTACCCATAGCGCCCACAGCTCCACCGATGGCACCGAAGCCACCAAGCGAAAGCGCTGATTGACCAGCTGCCTTGAACACGCCAGCTGCCGCAGAGGGTGCAGGTTTCTGCATTCGCTGTGCGCTCGCTCGCATCTTGCGTTCGGCGTCTTTAAGTCCCTTGTCAACGCCTTCTGTCGTGACAACAACAGGAACGTGAACTTTTGGAATGCTAACGGCCACGGCGTGCCTCCATCAAAGCAATGTCAATTGCATCTCGCACGTACTGACTCACTCGGCTTTGATGTTTGATTGCAGCACGTCGTATGTATCCGAGTTTGTATATGACGTTTCCTAAATGGCTTCGCCTTACTCCACTTCTCCAGCCTCTGTTTTGTGAGAATGGAACAATGCGCGCTTGCCTGTTTCCCTTCCAATTCCTTTTCAGTTTTGGAATTGGCTTTGGCTGGAGTGTTCCGTCTTGGGACATGACGAAACCCTTTTGAATTGGACGCCAACCACCGTCGTACAAGTGCGAGCGCCAACCGACGCGGTTTCCATCTTTACGGACACCGACGCCGGCCCATATGCGGCCGCGTCGATATGTCTTGGTTTTCACCGCTAAATCTCGCTTCGTTCGTTTTGCTTTCTTGTGGGCTCCCGATTTGATAGTTCGAAGTACGGCTTCTCCCCAATCGCGAAGCCCCTTGCGAACAATCTTCTTGCGAATTTCCTTGGGAAGTTCCTGTGCCATCACCGAAACCTTTTGCAGGTCGGCGTAACTCGCCATGAATAGAACCCGAAACGCAACCCTTTCGTTTGTCGAGCTCACGGCGAATGCCCTCCCAATCAGGAATTTCAAGGACTACGTTCAGCAAGCAAACGCTGACCGCATCAAGACTGGTGCTCGAAAGTTTGACCGCTGCAAGTAGCACCCGACGTGCAGCGTCCGTCAGTCCCGGCCTTCCGCGTATAGCGGCTCGACAAGCGCAGCGATTCGCTGCACGGTGAATGCGTCACAAGCAAGCACAGCATCTACAGACTCAAACAGTGGTTCGCCGTTCTCAACGACGTGCCGCGCAACCATCCACGCCTGCAAGCGCTCGGGTGTCTTGGCTGAAACTTCCAAGGCTTCGATAAGGTCGAGCGCTGACGGCCTGCGCAGCTCGACAGGCGTGCCGTCTGAGAGCTCGCGCCGCACGTTCTTTAGGGTCAATGCGTCACGAATGCTCATGCGACCGTCACCGAGCCTGTGAATTGCAGCGTGAAGTTTGCGCGGATGACTTCGTTCGTTGACGCCGTAGCGCTGAAAGATTGCACGAATGCTTGACCGCTGTAGCTCATGCCAGTCGACAACGTAAGCACGACAGCAGATGAACTAGCACCAGTGTCGATAGCGGTTTCCACCGCTGCCATGCCTGCATCGCCTTGATCGTAGAACATATCAACCGTAGCCGTGAATCCGCGATTTCCTACGATGTAGGTGCGCTCGCCAGTTGCAATGTCGGTCGTATCAATCATTGTTTGATCGACATTGACTGTGACTGTTCCAAGGCCTGCGCAAGCTTGCCCGCCAAACGTGAGCGCTGCAAGTGCTGATGATTTCGCTGCCATTTAAATCTCCCTGTAGTAAATGTCGATTTCGCAGTTTACTTCCGCTGGTTCTTGCTCGTCGCCCTCGCCGACGGATGCGGCGTCAGCAGTTCGACCACGGAAAATCACCGCGTCGAATGCGTAAGAACCAAACAAGTAGGAACCAGTGACGCAAGCAGCAGGAACGTCAGCAGCAATCGTGAGCGCCGTACCCGTTTCGACTGCAACAACTTTGACTTGAGCTGACGCTTGCCAGTGCCCGCTCACGGCGCTGCGTTCATTGTTCGTGATTTCAAACGTGATCGCAGGCAGGCCACTGTTTTGCAATCGGTACCCGTGCGTGATGGGGTAGATTTTCAGCGCTGCGCTTGCGTTCAGCATTTCGCGTGTTGCGGCTTCGATGCTCATACAACCTCCTCACACTCAAGCACGGCAACCATGTCGGCTTCGTCAAGGTTCGTGATGCCGAGGATGCGAAACGTTCGACCGCGCACCGTAAGCCGATACGTTTCGTTGATTCCCCAATCTTGCAACGAATTCCAACGGCATCGAATTTCCGCACGGCGCACTACAGCGACGCCGTCAGCGTATTGCTGCTCGTTGGCGCTGTCGGTTCGCAAGTCAACCCACAATGACGGGTTGCCATTTCTCGTCTTGTTTATGTCAATAAATGCGCCGGTGCGCATTCCCAAGTCATCTTCGTTGATGCTCGGTTGCAAGACGATTGCAGGAAAGCGAAGCCGACCGCTGCCGATCATCGCAGTGCCCCGCGAGCGCTGTACGCCTGCATGATGAACTTCAACGACAACGGAACATCAGCAAGAGAAGCCACCGATGTTGCGTCAGGATTGGCGTACCACGCACCGACCAACGCAACAATCGCCTGTTGCAGAGCGTGAGGTACTTGCGTGTATCCGGCTGTGTACGTCACTGTCGGAAACGTGCCATCGTAGATTTCTGGCCGTTCTTTGAAGTTCAACACAATCAAACTGTCGGTGTTGTCAACGTACCAATCTGCCGTTGGCATCGTCGTGAGCGTATTGCTGCCGTTGTAGTAGGTAACCGACGTAACCGACGTTGCTGGTTGAATCGGCAGCACGAAGCGCCGCCACTTGTCAAGCTTCGCGGTACGCGTTTCGCTTGCAAGACCGATGCCTAGCTCGCGCTCCAACATTTCGCCTGCCGCAATGCAAAGCGTTGTAAGAATGACATCGTCAGCGGTAACGTCGATGCGCAACCGTGTCTTGAGAACGTCAATCGGTATCGGTGTCGCAGCCATAAAAGCAGCTGCGCGGTTTCCCGCACAGCCGCCAGGGTAAGAAAAGATCAGCAGGTGATCGCGGCGAACGCTTCCGCAAGCATGATTTTGGAGTCAGTGCGAGCGTAGGTATAAAGCGTCACTTGGTGAGTAGATGCCGCGCTATACGGATCAATGAGCGAAGTCATTCCGGTTCGGTCGAAGATCTCGAAGTAATTGAAGTCGCCGACCACAGCAAAGACGTTGTTGTTGGCAGTTGCGGTTGGAACGTACTGGCCGACCGAGTACGGCACGCCGTACAGAAGGCCAGGCGCGCCGCCGACCATCGTCTGCGAGTTGGCCGGCGCCTGCGTCCAAATGTATTCTTGAGCGCCTTGTGTAGCGACGGAATTCTTCAACTTGCGCGCAACGCGAACGAACGTATCCGAGACAAGCCAACGGAAACGCGGCGAGTTTCGGTACTGCGGCTTTACGAGATGCACAGTATCAATCACGTTGTCGGCGCTAATGGTGGTGATTGCACCACCGCTGAGGTCAGTCACTTGCGAAGCCGATACCAACTTGGTGTTCGCGCTGCTGCCTGCGATGCCTTCAGGCTGCGAGCTGTTCGTGCCAGTGGTGTACGCCTCCTCCATCTTCAGCGCCAGCGAAAGGCCGATTCTCGAAGCGACCCAATCAAGTCCACTTCCGATTCCGCCTTGACCGATTGCGTCTTCGATAAATTCCTGACTCATTTTCGTCGCGCATACGTACTTGTAGGGCACCACCGAAATCGCAGTACCAAACGCTGCGTCGCTCGCCGTAATCGTTCCTGGAGTTCCTGTGACCGACTCGGCAACGAGATTTGACGTTGGCAGCGTACCTTCGACCGTGATGGTGCGCTTGGAGTCGATGCTGCTGACCGGCGAAATTGAGCGCAGCACGTTCGCTTGGTACATCTTTTCTACAATGCGTCGCTCCATGTCGGTTGGAATTCCGGCGCCGCTAGTGCTAGTTGACATGTCACGCATTTCGGCTTGATCGCCACGCGCAACGGCGTTGAGCCAGCGAAGCGCGTACTCGGGGGACGCCAAATCGTGGCCCGCTTCGCGCTTCGCAGGAAGCGCTGCACGGAACTGTGGCTGTGAGCGTTCTTCTTCAAGCGCTTTGATGCGATCATTTGCAGCGCGAAGTGCTGCGCGATCCTGCGCTGAACGCTCGACCATGTCGAGGTCAGCGTCGATGCGTGCGATCTTCTCGCGCTCCTCGCCGCTACCGCGAATCTCTACATGATGCGTTGGTGCACCAGTGCGAGCGCTGTAGCGGTCAAGCGTCTTGCGGTACTCGTGAACGACGTTCTCAAGATTGTTCAACTCGTCAGACATTGCAACCTTCCATTCTGTGCTTGTGAATTTCGAGCCGCAAACGCGCGGCCTCGACAGCGGCCGCGTGAACGTCACGCAAGCTCGAATTGGTCTTATCTCCGTAGGCAGCATCAACAACAACGCTCAACTCCACCAGTCGAGCAGCAGTAACCGTGCGTTCCGTGCGCCGTGCGTTCCATTCGTCGCGGTCGACGTAGAAACCAAACGACATCTCGCCGCTGAGGTCGCCACGCTCAAGCAGTGCGCGAACATCGCGGCCGATGCTTGTATCGGCGAGCTCGGCCGTAAACCGCAAGCCCTGCGCAGTATCGGCAAGCGACAGCGTGCCGCTGCGCGTGCGAGCAAGCAACGCGCTTGCGTCGTGGTTGAACAGCAGTTTGATGTCTGCGCCGGCGATGTCACCGAAAGCGCCACGCGAAATGCGCTCTCGGAATTGCGGCGCAAACGGCTCGCTAATTTCACGCGACCATTTGCCGTACGGAATGGCAAGCCCTGCGAGCGTGCGGCCTGCTGGCGCTGCAACGGTGATGCTGCGACGTTCAAGCGAAGTCATCTACGCTCCCTGCTTCCTCGCTTGTATCGCTGCCGAGGTTTGTAGTACCGCCACCAGTACCCATGTTTTTCGCAACGATTGGTTCATCGAGGCCAGGCAGTGGCGCAAGGTCAAGCCAGTCACGTGCTTCGTTTCGTGTGATGACTCCCGATTCAACGCCAGTGCGAAGCGCTGCCATTTGCTCGGCGAGCGAAGGACGAATGATTGAGTCAACGTCAAACGTGAGCGAGCCAAACGGAAGAAGCTTTGATACTACTTCTGAGCTCCACGCTGCAAACCAATGCGAGAGACACGCATCGTGATAGGTGCGGCCCATCCACTCAAGCGAGCCATAAGCATTACCGCTTGATGCTTGGCCGAGCATGTGCGCAGGTACACCGTAAATACGACTCACGTCTTCAACGCTGTAGGCTCGAGCTGCGTTGATTCCCGAATCTTCAAGCGTGCTGCTGATGCGCTCAACACGCATGCCTTCCGCAAGCACAAGCGGCTTGCCTGCGTTCTCAGCGCCAGCGTGATGCTGTAGAAACTTCTCGCTGATTGATTGCCGTGCGGCTTCGCTCAATGGGCCTGGATGCACAAACGCAAGCTTCGGATTTCCTGCGTTCTTCATCACTTCAAGTTGCGCTTGTTCTTGCGCAGCGAGCACTTGAAGCGACGTGCGGCACAATCGCACAGGCGACTCACCCCAAAGCCCGTCTAGCCCAACGGCCTTGACGTGCAGCATTGAAGACATCGGTACGTCACCGTATTGCCGAGTTCGGTAAACGGGCTCGGACTTCGTCAGGTCAAGCGACACGCTTTCGATGTCAAGCGGCAAGAGCTCGAGCAAGTCACCGCCAAGCGTGCGATTGATCACGGCGAAAGCGTTGCCGTAAAGCAGTGCTTGCATCGTGAGCGAGCGCCGGAATTCGTAGCCGTTCTGCCAACGGTTTGGTTGGGTCAGCAACCGTGCAACGATGTCGTTTGAAGCCGTAAACGGCACGCGTGCAATGTCGTTCGCGATCAACGACGCAGCGCGGTAAACAGGCGTATACGCAAGCGCGGTGCCTGGCGTAATCGTCGGCATGCCTGCAACATCGAATGATGTCGGCAAGATGACACCGTGTGTCCCCCAGTGACCAAGCCAGCGTTGTACGAGACTGCGCAACATGTTGCGCATTGCGACAGGTAAAGCCGTGCGTGTCTCGGACTAAACCTCGGATTCGTAACAACTGCTTCGTTTTCCTCCCCAACAATGCACGGCCATGATGGACGCAACCAGCGGGTCAATCACGCAAAACTCGCGGCTCTTCTCCGGTCGAACGTAGCCGGACATGCCGCGCTTCGGCACGGCTTCTGCGCAGGCGCGGCGCAGGATTGGATCGTCGCCTACAACAAGTTTCTTTCCAACCCACAGGTTCTGAAACAACTGGCAACCTGGTGCAAAGGTGCTGCTACCCATGCTGTACGCCTGAATCGGTGCGCCGTGCTCGGCGAGACGTTCGGCCAAATATGTCGCACCCCATCGGTCATAGCCGACAAGGCGCACGTCGAACTCCTCGCAGATTTCAACCACGCGAGCAGCAATTGCTTCGTGATTGATTTCGGCACCGGGAGTCAACACAATCTTGCCTTCCTCGGCCCATCTGCGAATTGGCATGCGGTAATCAAGTTCGCGTTGTGCGACGTCGGCACGCGGCCACCAGTAATGACCGCGGAGCGCCACGCGGCCATCGTCAAGCGGAACGGCGACAACAACGGCAGACATGTCGAGTGATTTGCTCAAGTCAATGCCAACCCACGCAGGACGCTTGCGGAGCGACGGCCAATCGACTTGAGCGCCGCCCGGCCAATGGCTCATATCAAGCCACCCGCCGACATCGTCGTTCAGCCGTGCACAGTGATACCTACAGAACTCGGCCCGCTGCACATGATCGCGTTTCATTGAGCCCCATTGCCGGCGAAGGCTCGCCGGGTCGGGCTGACCGTGCAACATGCCGGGATTTGCCTTCGGCCACGCGTTCTCGTCGCCAATCTCGTCGTTGGGGTCAATGCCGTACAGCAGCGCGAACATCGCATCGTCTTCGGCTTCGCCTGAAAGCACGGCGCGTGCGTGCTCGCAGAGCACTTCGTAGTGCGTCTCGGTGTTGCTGCCTGGCGTGCTAATCACAACGCCCAGCGTGTCTTTGCGCTTCATTCCCGTTGTTATGAGCTTGTTGAGAATGAGCCCTTTGAACTCTGCTGCTTCGTCCGCAATCCAAAGCGAAGGGTTTAGACCATCAAGACTGCTAGCCTTGGAAGTTAATGCGGACATCTCGCAGTCTGCATCGTCACGGTGGATCGAATCGTGCAACACCTTGATATCAATTTCATCTAACCGCTTCGCCATCACGCGAGCGGTTTCAATCAGGATTTGTGCCTGCTCAACTTTGTTTGCGAGCACGTGCACGCGCTTGCCTGACCCGTTGGCGAAGTCGTACAGCCCGAGCCCTGCTAGCAGCGTGGTCTTGCCGTTGCCGCGGGCGACTTGCATGAGGCCAAGCGTGAAACGCCTGCGCCCGTCCTTGCGCCAGCCAATCAAATTGGCTACGGCAAACTGCTGCCAAGGGTGCAAGTAGAAAGGCTTGCCGCTGTCCTCGCCGACAAGCGTGAGCCTGTTGTAGAAAGCTACGCAGTCTTGCGCAGCCTTCCAGTCCATTTGTAAATCGGTGCGCTCGAGGTCGCGCAGGAATCGCGAGCACGCAGCGTAAATCCACTTGCCGGCAACCACGCGGCCACCGATAACGTCGTGCGCGTACCCCATCACAATGTCGGCGACGTCTTTACACATGGGCGTTTTTTCGGACAAGACGGGCAAAACGGGTCATCGGACAACAAAAAACCCCTCTAGCAGCGTCAGAATGCGGTTTTTTTTGCCGGG